TTACTTCAATGGAAACAGCGAAGCTCAATTCACAGAGACTCACCCAATATTTGTAAAGCGTAATAACGAATATCGTGTAGTCGAGGCAGGTACAGTTCAAGAGGGAGATATATTAATAAATATCTCAGTAGACAACTTATCTGAATCACTAGATATGAGTAAGATTATCTCAGAAGTTGAAGTATCTAAAGTAGATAAAATAACTTTAGAATTAGCAAAAGATGTTTATACATTTAGTTGCAGCCCACATAACTGGTACTTTGCAGGAGATATATTAACTCACAATAAGTAATAGATTAATAATCAAAACCCCCCAAAAGGGGGTTTTGGTATTCTTGACAATATATATATAATTATATATAATATATTTCTAGCAGAAAGAATAAAATGTCAGATATTTATGATATAGACAGCAATCCTTGGTTTACAAAAGATAGGTCAGAATCAACTTCCTTTAGAGTAGAAAGATCTTTTGAAAATATTAAAGTTTTAAATCCAGGAATTGGATTAAATATCTATCAGTCAGCTATCACAGATGATGTTTGTAAAAAATCAATTAAAATATTAGAAGATAAATTAACTAATGGTAAAATTTATAAATGGTCAGAAGCACAAGTTACAACTTCCGACAAACCAGTAAAATCTGCAAGAGACTGTGTTGATTTTAAATTTAAGCCAGAAAACCTTGGACAAAGAAATGAAAACAATTCAGAACTTTTAGATATGCATCAATCAATATATGATGTATTAAAAAAATGTATAGATGATTATTGTAAATATTGGGGAATTAATGTAATATACTATGAAGCATTTAACTTTGTAAAATACACAAGCCCAGGACAACATTTTAGGGTTCATGCAGATCATGGACCGCATTATAATTGTACAGTATCTGCTGTAATTTATTTAAACGATGATTACGAAGGCGGAGAAATAGCGTTTCCAAGATTAGACAAATTAGTATACAAGCCAAAACGTGGCGATGTAGTAATATTCCCATCAAACTATATATACGAGCACTCTTCAGAACCAATGATTTCTGGAGACAAGTACTCAGTTGTAGTTATGATGGATATTAACCTATTAGGACATAAGGAGAACAAATAATGAATAAACAAACTTGGTCAAGCGCAGAAGATTTAGGATCAGGAATTTGGGTATATAGAGATGTTTTAACAAAAGACCTAGACATTATTAATAGACTAGAGTCAAATTTAGATGGCAATACTCCAGGATGGACATGGCAGCCAGCCTATGTAGGATATCAAGAAAGAATGCCAGAATACAGAGAATGCGTTGATTTTAAATTTAAAAAATCAGATATAGCTAATGACAAATCTCCTATATCATTAAAAATGCAAGAATTGTGGCAAGATTGCTATGACAGACAAGCACCAGCAGTAGATGACTATTGCAAAAAACATAATATACATAGACTACAATATTGGGAAGCTTTTAATTTTATTAAATATGTTCCTGGTCATCATTTCATGGAGCACCATGATCATGGATTTTCATATAACTGCACAGTCTCTTTGGTAGGTTATATTAACGATGATTACGAGGGCGGAGAATTATATTTTAGACTACAAGATTTAAATATTAAACCAAGGGCTGGCGACTTATATATATTCCCTTCAACATACATGTACCCCCATCAGGCTAAAGTAGTTAAGTCTGGAACTAAATATTCTTTGGTTACAATGCTAGATTACAGCGCAAAGTTTCATACACCAGCAATGTATGAAGACACTGGTGACTAATGCCGATATTAAAAGCATATAAAACAAACCCAAATTCATTTATATTGGATCCAATTTCAGTAAAAAGAGACTGGATGGATGAAACTCCTGACGGACACGCATATAGGTGTTTCCCAGTAACTATGGCCAATACTATAGGCTGGACGCTGTCCTGTCCAGTAGACGTTTCATTTATATGGGATGGGAAAATAGACACAACCCCAGACAGAGTTAAAATTTTGTCAGGAGAGCAATATTGCTATACTGGAAGAGGGCAGGGCTCAGTAAGTTTTAATACAGGACTTATATTAAAATCAGAAAAAAATATAAGCGTACTAAGCATTACTCCACAAAATTATTTTTATGAAGATTTTGAGGTAATGTCATCTTTAATAAGTACATCTTTTTTTAATGTAGATTTTCCATTAGCAATTAAAGTTAAAATTCCAAACAAAGAAATTACTATAAAAGCTGGAACACCAATTGCTACAATTATTCCAATTTCTCTTACTTCTTTAAAAGATGAATCTATAGAAATAAATAATTTTATATCTACTGATGAATATAGAGATAAATTAAAAAAATATGGAGACGCAGCACAAGTAATAAATCAAAGTGGAAATTGGACAGATTGGTACAGAGATGCTATTGACGAAACTGGTAATTCTATTGGTGAGCACGAAGTTAAGTCTTTAAAGCTTAAAGTAATAGATAATACAAAAGAACAAAACAATGCTTAATAAAATCAAATTTGTTTCTAACAGGCCGTGGTTAAATAAAAATAGTGTATCTAAGCCAATGCCTGCAATTAAAGAAATTCCAGATTGGTTTAGAAAAGCAGATAGGTTTGCAATTAACCCAATTACAAAAGATTATTGGCAAGGACCAGACGGGGGAAAAATTCCTACGTGGAAAGCTTGCCCAGCAATATTTGATATATTAGGTACAGGGTATGTTTTAAAAACGCCATGTGATATTAAATTTTATTTAAAAAATAATAAAATGTCTGTTGAAATTAAAGAACCTAAATTTAAAGATTTTTGTTCTGAAAGACAACCAATGCCACAATTCGTACACCCACAAGGATACTACAAAGAACATTTTGCCTGGTATCCAGATTGGGCAATAGAACTACCAGAAGGATATAGCGCTTTATACACAACACCATTTAATAGATTTGATTTACCATTTTTAATGACAACTGGAATTGTAGATAACGATAAAATTAATTTGCCAGGAACTATGCCATTTTTTATTGTTAAAGGGTTTGAAGGCGTAATTCCAGCAGGAACACCATACGCACAAATAATTCCATTTAAAAGAGAAGACTGGGATTCAGACATTATAATAGAAAACCCAAATAACTTGCATAAAAAAAATCAAGAAAATAGCAATAAATATAGAGTTAAAGATGGTGGAGTATATAAAAATGAAGTTTGGTCTAAAAGAGTTTACGAATAGAATGGTATAATGAATATATGGATAAAGAATTAGCAAACGGTGCACATAATTGGGAAAATAGAGTATCAATAACCCCTCCAGGATTTTTTGGGACTTCTGCAGATCAAATACAATCAAGAGAAAATTTTATGACAGAAGAAGAAAAAATATTTTTGCTAAATGCAGCAAAATCAATTAATGAATGGGACAAGACAGAAACTCATTACAATGATAATGGAATTGTAATATATGATTCATCTTATTGGGACAATAGAGTTGCATCAAGACCAATTTTAGATTCAATAGATCCAGAAATTTCTATTGTTATTGAAAACCTTGTAAAAAGACTTAAAGTAGAAGTTGATAATTTTTTTAATGTCGATGCAAAACCCACTAGTCCAGCTATAGTAAGATGGATGCCTGGATATAAACAGGAACCGCATGCAGATAAACAATTACAAAATGGAGAGCCAAATGATTTTCCTTGGTACGATTTAGCTGGATTATTTTACCTTAATGATGACTACGAAGGCGGAGAACTATATTTTTTAAATCAAGGAGTAGAGTTTAAACCAAAACCAGGGGCAGCTTATTTTTTCCCAGGAGATGTTGGATATAGTCATGGAGTTAAAGAAATTACAAGTGGAATTAGATATGTAATTCCATTTTTTTGGACAATATTAGAGCACACTGGAGATAAAAAACCATGAATAAAGAATTAGAAATTATAAAGATTTATCCAAAAATACATATATATAGAAATGTTTTTAATGATGTAGATTTATTTTTGGAAAAAGCAAAAAAATGTGTTGTTTGGGAAGAGTGGTATACGTTTGGGACGATGCTGCCTCTTCAAGAAGCGCCAATTAGATTTACATCATTTCCAACAAGAGAAGAATATATAAATTCTAGACGTTGGCAAGTAGAAACCGACAACGATGTTTTAAGGGCGGATTTAACAAAAGAATTAGGAGAAATCTTTTATGACGTAACTAGTAATTTTTTAAATTCTTATACAGACATATCTTTTAATAATTGGGTAAAATACCCAGCATCAATAAATAAATATTTTGAAGGTGCGGGAATAACAGATAATTATGCTATGAACTACCATACAGATTTTGTACAATTAGAAAAAGATGCACCAGGAATTAAATTTGGAATTACTACAACATTTTATTTAAATGATGACTATGAAAATGGGGAAATTTGTTTTAAAGTTGGTGATGATATATTGTCTCACAAACCTAAAAAAGGAGACGTAATAGTATTTCCTTCCTCACCACCATACTATCATGCAGTTAGAAGAGCAGACGGCACAGATAGGTATATGATTAGATCATTTTGGCAATTTGATTACGAAGGATCACCAGAATGGATAGAAAATGAAAATAAATATGGTAAAGAAATTTGGGATAAAATGGAAAAAGACAGAATTAAAGAAAATAGAAATGTAGGTCAAATTAATGCTGAAGAATTACATAAATTGTTTGGCAAAAATAATGGATTGCATTTATGAAGCAATGTACTTGTGGAAGATCAAAAGCTTACCCATATTGTGACGGAACACATAAAAAGAAAAAGGAGTCATTAATGAAAAACGGAATGATAGATGTTTTAGATAGTAGCAAATTTATTATTTTACAAGATGAAGAAATTCCAGAAAGTAAAGCTGGAGTACTTGGAGTATATACTAATAAAATTGTAGAAATACCTAATTTTATAGACCCAGAAATTGTTCCAAAAATGATTAATTTTTTTGAAAATTGTAATGTTGATTGGGGAGATATTGCGTTTTATGGTTCCTCTGGAAAAGGAATTATGACAGATTCTGAGACAATGAAAAAATTTGAATTACCAGATGGATTTTTTGATAAGTTAAAAAATAAATATCAAGAAACAGTAGAATTAGTATTTGGTAGAGAAGTTAGAGCAAATACCTCTCATGCACAAAAATGGGATGTTGGAGGGTTTGCAAGCCCACATTCAGATAATTCAGATAATAAAGGAGAGCCTAATGCTTTTGCAATAAATAAATATGTAGGAATACTTTATCTTAATGATGATTACGAAGGCGGAGAATTGTATTTTTGTGACAAAGATAACGAAATGAAAACCTATTTATCTTTTAAGCCAAACGTTTATTCTTATTATGTTTTCCCTGGAGGATATGAAAATATTCACGGTGTCTCAGAAATAACCAAAGGTACAAGATACACCATGGTTTCATTTTGGGATTACGCAGATTCAGTTTACGATCAAGAAACATTAGATAGATGGGAAGAAGAAGAAAAGCAAGTTAGAATTGAACAGGCAAAGCAAAAAGAAGAATGGAATAAAGGAAACAAATATGCTTGAGGGTACAGATTTTTATAAAATAGCTCCAAAGATTATTGTTTACAAAAATGTCTTCAATAATGATTATTTTATGGAATGTTTTGAACACATTAAGTCTATTGATAATATGTGGGTAGACTGGTACATATATGGCAAGCAGACAAACTTTCCAGTTAAAGATACTAGACCACACAATGTTCCAGGAGTTTTGCCCTATAATGAATTTAAACAAGATATTAATTTTGACGAAGTCACAGATGAAAAGCTTAAATTTTTCTATAACTACATAGAAGATGTTTTTTATAATACGACCAAGCACTATTTTGAGCTTACTGGAGAGACTCCACCAGAAGGCTCTCCGATAAGCCACTTTACCGCAACCCTACTTAAGTATATACCTCATGAGAGTTTTGAACCAGCTGGATCAGTAATGGGATACCACACAGATTTTCAGCAAGAAAAAACCGAAGAGCCAGGCTTTAAATTTTTTGTAACATGCTGCATGTATTTAAATCATGATTATGATGGAGGACAAGTATCCTTTAAGATATTTCAAGATGAATCAAATGATCCAAATGCAGAGTATGTAAAACATATGTACCAACCAGAATTTGGCGATGTAACAATTTTTCCATCAAGAGCACCATACTATCACGGAGTAAAGACTGTAACAAATGGAATAAAGTATTTTATTAGAAGTTTTTATATGTATAGCTATCCAGGCTCGGAAGCATGGCATGCAAACAAAGATAAATATGGCGAAGAGCTATGGAAACAGATGGATAGAGAAAGACAGATAGCTGATCTAAAATCTGGTAAAAATGAAAGAAAAGATGCAGACGAAAAAAATGGAAGAAATGGATAGCGTAAATCTAATCCAATACGGTAAGATACATTACTATGAAAATGTTATTACTGATCCCGACTACTTAATTAATTTAATAGAGCTTTCTGACGGAGGCTTAAATGAAAACACCAGTATCCCTGCGTGGAAAGAATGGGCGGCAAGCGGAGATACAGAGTATGTATTTGGTTATCAAAAAAGATTTAGCAACAATGTAGATACAGACACGCACCCAGACATAAGAAGAATTAATAATATTTTAAAGAATGCAATTGTAGGCTCTTCAGAAAACTATGGCAACATGCATAGTATAGACATCGGCTCCCTAATGCCATTATCAATAAGCAAGTACTCCACTGGTAAGTCAATGGGCCCACATGTTGATGATTATAGCAATGGAGACAATCCAAATATTTCTGTTGTACTTTATCTAAACGATGATTACGAAGGCGGAGAAATTTATTTTAAAGAGCAAGGCGTAAAAATAAAGCCAAAGGCTGGAAGCATAGTAATATTCCCTTCGGTAGAGCCGTACTATCACGAGTCTTTACCAGTAACCAGTGGTGTAAAATATATGTGCCCTGGATTTTGGCGTAAAACCGACAAGGTGGTATAATTTAAAAATGGCCACTATTTCAAATGGTAAAAACTGGAGATTTCCAGATTACACAGACTCCCCAGATATTCCAAGAGATATTTCTTATTTAGCTGCAGATATTTCTGAATATATAGATTCTCATCCTGGTCCAACTGGCGCAACTGGTGCGACTGGTGCGACTGGTGCAACGGGGCCATCAAACGTTTTATCTGTAAGCACAGTAACAACTGGAAATCCAGGATCAAGCGCTTCAGTTACAATTGCAGGCACATCACCAAGCCAGACAATAAGTTTTATAATTCCTCGTGGAGATACTGGTGCGACTGGTGCGACTGGTGCAACTGGCGAACAAGGTATTCAAGGTGTACAAGGTATTCAAGGCGAACAAGGTATTCAAGGTCTTAAAGGCGACAAAGGAGATACAGGTGAAACTGGTGCAACTGGCGCAACTGGACCAACTGGACCACAGGGAAGTCAAGGTATTCAAGGAATTCAGGGAGTACAGGGAGAACAAGGAACTGGCGTTAACATACTTGGCTCTTATGCAAATTTAACAGCACTACAAACAGCACACTCTACTGGAAACCCTGCAGATGCATATTTAATTAATAATGATTTATATGTTTGGTCACAGTCAACATCTTCTTGGATAAATGTTGGAACAATAAGAGGTCCGCAAGGAGATCAGGGAATACAGGGTATTCAAGGTCTTAAAGGCGACAAAGGAGATACAGGTGAAACTGGTGCAACTGGTGCGACTGGTGCAACTGGTGAACAAGGTATTCAAGGAATTCAAGGAGTACAAGGAGTACAGGGTGAAACTGGAGCAGCAGGACAAGATTTAGTTTCAGTATTTACAATTGCACAAAAATCTTCATCTTACACAGTAGTATCTTCAGATCTTGGAAAGCTAATAGAAATGTCAAACGGAGGAACTATAACCGTACCGACAGACTCAGAAATATTTGCTGTAGGATCAACAGTTGATATTGTTCAAACTGGTTCATCTCAAGTCACAATTGTAGGAGACACTGGAGTAACAGTAAACTCTACTCCTGGATTAAAATTAAGATCACAATGGTCGTCTGCAACGCTAATAAAAAGAGGAAATAATCTTTGGGTTGCTGTTGGCGATTTGAGCGCCTAAAATGCCAAAATCAAGCCGTGGTAAACACGGAGTAAGAAAAACTTCTGTTCCAAGTGTTACTGGACAATCTTATACAACCGCAGAAACATTTTTAACAAATTTAGGATTTTTATATTTATTTACTACAACAGATACTTCTACAGAATCAAATAATTTAAAAATATATTCACAAGGATTATCTAGTGGCACAGTAGTTCCACTTGGAACCCAAATACCAATGCAGTATTATGTATTTACAGGACCGTTCTTCCCACCGTTCTTCCCATTCTTTCCTTACTTCCCACCATTCTTTCCTTACTTCCCACCGTTCTTCCCATTCTTTCCTTACTTCCCACCATTCTTTCCTTACTTCCCACCGTTCTTCCCATT